TTTTACCCTAGCGTTAACGGTATTCAATAAAACAACGGCAGCGATCGTGGCACCGGCAGCCTTTGCCGGGCATTGGCATCTCCCCGATGGGTACCCACCCTTGCTCGCCGTAGTTTTTACAATCAATGCACATTTTCTTGTCCCCCGTTACTACCCTGCGCATTTCCTTGAAACCTTGGTCCTGTGCAACCATGTACTGGCCCAGGTTGTAGAATGAGAATGTCGGAGTAGCCAAGTAACGAGACAAGCGATCAGCCAGTGATGGCCAGGTCTTTCCTTGGGCTCGGCCTTGAGAGGCTTCTACAACACCTTCCTCTTCGGGATTGATGCCTTCGATCTCGTCAACGCCAAGGTCGATTGCTCCGGGAACCGCACCAAGCAGATTGTAATCTGCGAAGTCAACGGTCTGGTCCCCGAGGCGTAACACGCCAGAATCGATATATTCTTTAGTCTCTGCTAAAAATTTTACAAGAGGCGGGAGCATGTCGCCCACGATAATGGGCCAGCACTTCTCCAACTTCCGGTCGGTTTTGTCGTCTTTGATGCCCAGGATACAAGCGGCAAGAGCGGAAACAAGGGTTTTGTCCAAGATTGTTCTCTGGTACTCATCCCATTTCATCAACTTGTCACGCAATCCCTTCACTAAGCCCAGGGACTCTGCCTTCATCCTTTCTTCAAGACGAGGCTGCGATTTGTATTTTTTCGCTAGAGTTTGGGCTTGGGAGAAGTAATCGGATCTCCGCTTTGTCGCCATACCAACGAGAGAGAGGAGATCCATAACTACCTCAGGAGAACATGGTTTTCTTAAGAGCTTCCACGTAGTCTATCTTGCCTTCAGACTCTTCGACCATGCGGAGAGCCTTGGCATGAGGATCCAGGTCCTCTTCGGCATACTGGAAGGTTCCACCAGCAACTTCCCCAAAGGAAACCATTGGAGGCAGCTTGCTCAGCAGAGTCAGCAGCTTGGTAGCGGCTGTCTCGCCCTCGGAAAACTCCAGGGTGCCAAACTCAAGACCTTCCACATAGGAAAGAAGCTCTTGCTCGGGCATAATGCCGTCGGTCAGGCGACCCTCGGTGTACATGTGGCCGATAGCCTCAGCCATCTGCATCCGACGGAAGTTCATCTTCTCCATGCGGTTGCGGTTTTCGAGCTCAGCATACTTTTGCTTGAGGGACATGAGCTCCTCATACATTTGCTGAGCGCCGAGAGGACGGGCTTGGCCCATTGAGCCCATACCGCCATACTCCATACCGCAGTGGTCAGCGGAGTAGTTCTCGTTGTAGGACTCTTCACCCTCGTCTACACCGTCATCGCCTTCGCCTTCCTCATAAGTGGAGCCGAAGCCAGTCTTGGTGTAAGGGTCTTTCTTCTCGCCATGCTCTTCAGCATAAACACCGCCAGATTTCTTAGAAACCTCGGCAGGGTCGGTCAGAGAGTCTTGGGCACCAGGAGTCAGTTGCTTGGACTTAGACTTCTTGCCATCACCGATATTCTCGCGGAGGGATTCCAGGGAAGATTCTTTGAATGCTCCGCTGGGGCCCACGGTTTCCGCAGGGTCATCGATTTCATCCATAGCACCTGGGGTCAGCTGCTTGGACTTGGACTTGGGCTCACCCTTGTAGGATTCGGCATAAGCTCCGGAAGGACCCACGATTTCGCCGGGGGTATCCGTGTCGTCCATAGCGCCAGGAATCAGCTGACGATTCTTGGACTTTTTGCCGTCACCGATTTCATCACGCAGGGTGTCAAGGCTGGCGCCGCTATCAGCATCGTCAGTCTCATACTCAGCGTGCTCAACGGTCTTGCTGTTGGTCATGCCCTTCTTGGCGGTTGTTACTCCATCTTCACCGGTCATTTCGTCGGCTTGAGGCTCTGCGTACAGCAGGTCGTGCATTTTGGCGGACTTGGCACGAGCGTCAGAAGACTTCGTGCGCAGAACGCGCATGCTGCCATCGGACATTACGTTGATGGTTTGAACGGCGAATACCTCGTTGTCGGGCATTTCTTCCGTCTCGGTCGGAATCTTAGTGGCAGTCTCGTCACGACCGTAAGGGTCGGTGCCGGTGGACATTTTGGGCTTACATCCTTCCGGGTAGTCATCCATACCAGCGTCATACTGGTCATCATTCATAGCTTGGTCATATCCGTCGGCTTGACCTGCCCAACGGCTTTCCCCGTCGGCGTTGTCTTTGGTGGCTTTGGCCGTGTGCATACGGTCTGAATCTTGCTCATCGCTCTCGGCGGTGTGCATACGGTCCCGATCTTGCTCACTGCTCTTGGCAGTCTTCATCCGCTGCACGTCACCTTTGGCGTCTGCTTTGCCGGTTTTCATCCGATCAACATAGCCGTTGTCGGTAGAGCGAGCGGTTTCGTAGCGGCCGAACTCGTCGCCCTCAGCATGATCAGCAGGGCCGGGACCGCCATCGCCACCGTGGCGCTTTTTAACGCCAGTGTCGGTCATGTCCTCATCTTCGCCGTGATCTTCAGCAAAGTGACCTTTTGCCTTCACTTCGGCGGCCCGAGCCTTGAGAGCCGGGGGCAACTCGCCGTGCTTGGCTTCTTTGATGAGTTTGTCCTCTTCTTTGCCAAAGCGTTTTACTTCCTTGGCTTCTTCGCCTTTGCCTTCCTTCTTCATGCGCTTAGCCTCGAAGGCACGGTCAGCGGCGGCTTTGCGTTCGTCGGTAGACTCTTTGTGAGCCTCGTCGTAGACGTTTTCCACGACTTGCATAACTTGGCCGTTGGCACCTTTGACGTGCTTCCGGCTGATTTTTCCTTGGTCCATAAATTCCTCTTCCGGAAATTGATCTTCGAGGTCAGCCGTTTGCTGAGCGATTTCAGTGCCTTCGCGACCCACGTTTTTGCTGGTTTCTTTGAATTGTGGAGCATCTGGGTTAGCCATTTGTGCGGCCTCGGGTTGCATTGTCACGGAGGACGTAGCAACCTCTTCCAGGTTCTCGGTCGGTTGTGTTTGTTGGTTACCTTGCAGTTCTTTTACCGCACTCGACACATCCTGACGGACTTCGTCGAGTTTCTCTCGGAGCATTTCGAGAGGGCTCTTCTCGACAATCATTGTCGGTCCGAGTTCCTCATCGAAGATATCCGAGGGAGCGAGAGCTACGGCAAAGTCGTAGACTCCCTCCACCTCCGAGAAGGAGAAGGGTTCTAATCCTTTGACTGCCGGAGGAGATGCCCCCAGCAATGCAAGGTGGCGAGCACTCCACTTTCCCTTGTGGGGATTGATGGCCGAGTCCGGGGAATAAAACGAGATAGAAACCTTGCGGTAGTGCCCGTCTTTTACCAAGTCTTTGGCCGTATCCGTAAAGGCCACATTGGCATAAAGATTTCCCCCCTGCTTACTGAATCCTTGGATCCAGCCATATGCAGGAAGGCTATCGTTATCGCCAGCGTGGCCGATTACAAGGGGAGCTTCATGAATCGAGGGATCATAGGTTTCAACAACCTGCTGCAAGTCCTTTTCAGAGAAGTGTCTCTGAACTCCTTGAGCGGAAGTTTGGTCCCCCGCCTTAAAGACGTGAATCTTTTTGGTAAACACCGTGTTTATTAGTGACCCATTGTTAGCATTTTACCCTACTTTCTATCCATCTCTACAGCCTCGTCCTCAGTAATGCCTTGGTTGCCGAATGGCTTCGTCGAGGACTCTTCCCCGAGGCCCCTCAGCAAATTCTCAATTTCTTCATCCGTCATCCATTGCTCACTATCTGGCGTTGCTGTGGCTGCACTTTGCTCAGTCGCGTTGCCAAGCTGATCACTCGGAGCCGGTGCAGATATTGCGTCGGATTGGCTTTCCTCTGGAGCAGCCCCGGCCGGCATATCCATCACGTTGGAAGCGGCTTGTAGGTCTTGCGCCGCCGCTTGCTCTTGCCCAGCGGTTGGTGTTTCGGTGTCGCCGCCAAAAATGTTTCCAAATAAATCTTGGTCTTGCTGAGGGTCATATTGCGTGGGTGCTGCCTCCTCTTCCCCGGCTTTTTTCTCCTCAAGCTCCACACGGAAGTGCCGCTCAATCCACTCCTTGCGAGGGGTGTACCCGGATTGAATCAGCAGGGAGACATCAGGCATTGTGAGGGGGGATTCCTCAATGCGGAACTCTCGAGTAAGGACTGGGGCTGCTACGTCGACGCCAAAATTCAAATCAACTATCCAGCGAACCAACGTTTGCGTCAAGGTCTGTGACAGCATCTCGGATATCTCACTGGCACGGACCACCCGGATGGTGTTGGCAACCTGGGAAGATGCACGGGAGCCGGCCTCGGCTTGGCCCGCCTCATCTTCGCCGCAAATTACCAAGGAAATCTCTTTGTCAATATACTCAATCAGATTCTTGAAGACTTCGGGGGATCCAGAGGGAACTACAAACTCAAGTTCGTAACCCTCAGGCAAAATCATTGCCGTCTCTTGGGAGAGATTGGATAGGTGGCCGTAGAGCGTATCCAGTTCTCGAGTGCTCGCTGAGAGCGGGGCTTTTGCGACAGCTGTCGGCGTCGCGTAACGGTCGCCGTAGAGCACATAAGACTCGATGGCACGGCGCCGAAACTTGACGAGAGGATAAAGAATGCGGCCGAGAGCAGAGCCGTATGGGTCGCCATTGTGCGAAACCCAGTAACGGGAAACGATGAACTTACGCTGCGGTAGCTCCACACCTTCAAACATGCGGTTGAAAGTAAGGCAGCGCATTGTGAAACCATTAACGGCATCTTGCTCCTCTTGGAATACGAAACGGCGTTGATCGCGCATGCGGACGTCAAACGGGATGACCCCCCGCTTGGTCTTTTTCCACATTATCTCACCGACAGAGAAACCTGAGATAAGGGCTTCGGCCATCCCTGTATATATGTCATCGAGAGGCATTTCTTCCAGGACCTCAGCGACAAAGTCGCGTACTGCAAGGTCACCGGGTTTATCAGAGTATTGTTGAACGTACCACGGCCGAGAAGTCACTTCCTGCATGAGTTTGCGGAAGCAAGACTGCACTTGCTCATCATAGAGCAAGCGTTGGTAGACGACGAGTGCCCGGTTCCCGCCCTTACTGATTAGCAAGTCGTCATTAGGACGAACAATCGTATTCCCCTGCCCTGT